TGTCTGAACCGATGCCTGAATAGACTACCCTAAAAGTTTTCTTCATTTCTGGGAAGTTTTCAGACATGATTTCATTGAGACCATCAAAGATAACGTCTAAAACAATTCTAAGACCACGCTCTTGGGAGGCGGTTATCTCTGTGTCTTTGCCCCCATCACTTAATCCGCCTTGGGCAGTTGTGCCTAAAGTGGACTGCAAGAGTTCCTGAGGAGCAATTTGGAATGCAGCACAGATAGCTCTAATGATATGGTCTTCGATTTGAAGGAACTGCATGTCATCAGGATTGGCGTTTAATGGAATAAAGTTGGCTCTAATTTGGCCAGCAATAACAGGCACAGTAGCACTATTGTCGTTTCGGGATACAAAGTTATGAAACTGCTGGCGGAAATCTTCGAGATCGTCATCAGAGAAGGTTGTAGCTTCGCTTGTGGACTCTAAGCAGATCATCCCTTTGGAGGCCATTCCTTTAACGAATTGGTTTCTCATGTATTGCAGAGTTTGCTGGTGAATGAACACCATGAACAAAGCTTGCTCTGTGGGAGCCAGTGGGTAACCGTTTAGATCTGCTAATGCCTGGTCTTGGTAATTCCATATTTTTAATTCATCTTCCGTAAAGAAAGATTCTTGGCGGCCATTAAGCTCTTGGACATAAGCAAGAGGTCGCTGTTTTTCAGGAAGCTGGTTATAAGCCTCAGCATCTTCTTGAGCGGCATCAGGAGTGTTGAGACCACTTGAGATGTGAACTGAATTTCCTTCTTGAACCCTATAGATAGTCTCTACAGGCACGGGGCGGAATATAATGGGGTTGCCTTCAATATCCCTAATGATATGGGTTGCACAGCGTCCAAAAGTTAGAAGGTTTCTTACTTGGCAAGCAATGAAAGTGTAAAGCTTGCAGTCCTTAAACGTTTTATCTGCACCTTCATAAATCTCATCAAGCCTATCTCTGTCATCCGTGCCGCAATGAAGCAACCAGTCTTGGATAATCTGAGTCTGCTTTTTGCGCATTTCAAGAGCATGAGTGAATTCGTCTTTGGAGTTAAAGTCTTTGGCTTGAAGAGGATCTACCTCAATAACCCTAAAGCCTTTTTCAAATCTAGAATTGGCTGGTCTTCCCAAGGGGATTGACTGTGCTGTTCTGGTTGAGATAATAGAACTGATGTAGGGGTCCATGATAGACAGGTCTCTGAGTTCTTGGTCAGTGAGGCGCCTATTGCCCTTTTGCTCTAAATTTCCTGCAGTGGACTGGGAACTCCTGGCCACAAAAACAGTTTTAGCTTTTTCTTGTTTTTTATCATTAACGCCCAGAGATTTTTTGAGCATGTCAACTGTGGAGGCATAGGCCTCTATGTCAGAGTTATGATTTGTTCCAGATGCAAGAGGAAGTGATTCGTTGTCAGTAACTTTCTTTCCAAATGCAGTCTGTATCTTTGCTTTTTTTTCAGCAGGTTTTCTAGCCACTTAGCACCCCGTAACGGTAGCATATTGAGAACGCACAGCAACAGGGACATCACTTAAGTTCTTGATATCTATCCTAGAAGCGGAAATGCTTCCAAAAAACAGAGAGATATTGGCATCTAGCTTTTGCAATTTAGTGCCAGATGTTTGACCATCAGTCATTATCTCTACGTCGCCTGTAGAAACAATATAAACAAATCCAATTAGTTTGTCAAAGATGTAAATTCCGTTGGTCGTGTTGGTGGCTGTTTCAGAGACACCATATGGATTAACAAACTCAACATAACTGTCTGTGATTTTAGTAATAGGGAAAGATCCCTGGTTGTCTGCACTAAAGTTGCTTGATACAACTTTCAGGGTATCACCCACTCTGGCAGTGGTTGGAGTGTCTGCAGCAAAAACTTTTAAAACATCAGCAAAATCAGCACCTAAAACAACAGAAGGTTCTTCTACAGACATACCTTCATCAGCAAAGTCTATGTAAGTTGCTGATTTTGCTTGAACTGTATAGGTTTTGTTTTGGTTAGCTAATGAGAATGGGGAGGTGACAGTGTCATCTGATGCTTCAAAGAAGATTTTGTCACCAGATAGAACTTGAGATGTATTGAGTGCAGTGCCGGAAACATATTGCAGGCGCATGGTTCTTGGGCCAACCCTAGTTAAGCTAACAGTTGTGGTGGCGTCCACTGACAGAACCCTGGCTGTTTTAAAGGCCGGGTTGCCCCCATTGCCTGTCCACTTCATGCGAACATTGTCTTCTGTTGATATTGGTCTAAAGACTTGAAACTCTGTGGTGTTGATACCAACACCAAGTGTGCGCTGTGTGTTAACCACTGAATAAGTAGAATTTGCATCAATAACAATCTCTTGAGACTTTACATCTGACAGGGTAATGCCAGTAAAAGAATCAGAAATGTCTGAAAGGCGCACCTTTGGGTTCTCTACATTTGCGTCAGAGTAGATAATGAACTGAGATTGTAAGTTTAAATAGGACATTGTATCTCCTTTGGTGCCCAAGCCTATTATACCGAAACCGTGAGTTTGGCTGGCTATTAGAATTTAAACGAAAACTTACCGGACTGTCCAGTACTGGCCTTGTTTTTCTTGGCGTTGTCTATAAAGTCTTGATTCAGGGCAACTGCCTGGGGCAGCTCCTGGGTGTTTACGTTGATGTTTAGACCGAACTCATCCTGCATGTGCTTTTGGTAAGCTTTCTGGTATTCCTCTAGGGAATTAATTTGAGCTGGCAATGGAGTCCTGGGAGCTTCCTGTGGCTTTTGGCTAGTAGAAAAAGATGTTTTTACACTTTTTATAAACAAATCAAGGCCATAGCGTGTTGCATCTAGGACGTGAGTCCATTCACTGTCTTCAAAGCCGTGCGGGTCCACAGCTCCAGTTACGCTAGTCTTGTGGCGCCACTTCATGAAACTTTGTGCAGCCCATTCGGACTGTTCATCAAACATAGCTATAGCAAATTTGGAGGTTTGGGTCAAAGGGTCAAACAATAAAGACCTAATCTGAGACACTCCGGTTTCTATGCGCATGGGCTTTTTATTTCTGGCAGGGAGCCTAAGTTTTGCAAAATACGTATGGGCTGCTGGGTCAGCCATATCCGGGCATATAATGTCAGGGGGGAAAGTTTTGGCTTCATGGGCACCCACACTAGCTGCCCAGTCTGAGTTAGAGTAATAGTTTGCAGACCTGATATGAATAATAACTGTTTTCTCCAACTTCCGGTGGTGCAGGATAACCACGACTACAGCAGGGTCGGGGGAAAAGCCGAAGTCAATTCCAAACACGCAATCGTAGCCCATCCGCTTCCCTGCATTGTAAAGATTTTCTTTGGATGGAGGATTGCCTGGGTTATGCCATGGCGTTCCGGTAATAAATTCCCAGGATTGTTCCGGCGTTTTGCAGTGAGTGAATCTAGAAAAGGTTGAGAACACAGTTCCTGTGCTTTCAGGCTTCCAGTTAAGTATCTGAGCTATGATTTTGCCAGGCTCTTTAACTTCCAGCAATTGAGATTCAACGAACTCTCTAGACTTCAGGAACTTACTGGTGCTTTGCTGCTTGGCAGAACGACCTTGGCACACAGCCATAGCTGGGCAAGTTCTGCAGCCCTCATACACAGCTCTTTCTATATAAGACGACTGAGGTTCTGTTTCTGGCAGGGCATCCCACACAATCCTTAGATTATCTTTATGTATCCAAGCCTTAACTCCAGAAGCTCCATGAACAGACTCAGGGCACTTCCTCATCCAATCCACTGTGGAGTATTTGTGTAAGCGCAGTTTTTTCGAGCCAGCCTCTGCCTCATCAATCAGGTCTTGAACTGGACCGTCGTTAGTCTTTCTGGAAGAGAGGTAAACTGATACAGGCTCGTGCATGTTCCCGCACAATGTGGGGGTTTGCATCATGGCAGCCTCTGAAATAACCTCTCTGTCTACAAGGTCCAATTCGTCAAAAATCAGGCAATTATGAACCAAGAATCCGTTGGCAAAAAAGTTGTGATTATTTTTTACTTGAAAATCATATACATAGCCAAAATATGGAGAAGTAGAGGTTGCTATATCTGTCTCTAAAATGGAATCTGCAATCCCCAGAACTGCCTTGTCATCAACCAACAGGCTGCCAGCTTTCTTAAAGGCAAGATTTCCTGAATTTAATTGCGCCACAGGGTGGTCATTGGTTACCTTTAGGGTAAGTTTGGTTTTTTTACATTGCATTGCAGTTACATTCCCAGACACCCAAGTTTGCTTGGCAGCCTGACAGAGCCTGTATTCTATTTCTAAAGTAGCCTCATTTACAGTCTTGAGATAAATTTCTTCCTTTTTCTCTATGGCATAAAATAGGGCGTGAGCGGTCATGACCTGATAGATACCATTTCTGAGAACGGGAATTAAAGAATTTCCCTCTACGCAGTTACTACGTTCCCCGTTAGCAGCACTGATCGTTGCTGCCACAGTTACAAGCCTGGCGTCGTTCTTTGTCGTAAATGAGTTCGGGGGCAAGTTGATAAGCTCAACCTCCAGAGCGCTCTCTGTGGTGA